ACTTGGAAACTAGTTGGTCCACCTACTGTACCTACTTGTAGTGGTGGTGCCCCCATAGGTCCATTAGGTCCTCCTTGAAATAACCCACTTGAGTTGGCCCAGTTAGGGAATGGTGCACCTGATGTATTTTGGTTTACAAGAGTAAAAGGTACTGCTGGATTACTTATTGCACCTGTAGGTTGCATATATGTACCTAAAGTACCTTGCCAATCATTATATTCATTACCCCAAGGAGTTCCATTTATTCTCCATGGGTAAAACGGTAACTCTTGAGTGCTAGCACTTAATGAAAAACCTACACAATATTGTAAGTCTATACCACTCATTATGGTAGATGTAGATGCGGTAAATAAATGTGGTTCCCACTCTATTGTGTAAGCAGGATTTGCATTAACCGCATATTGCACATATTGTCCTGGTGGTATATTAGGTACCACATTGGTGTTATTCATATTTTGGTCAACAGCTGGTGGATATTCTATTAATCCTGGTTGATTGTTAACTACGGGTGGTGCTGCGGAACAATCACAATCAACATTACTCATATTAGTTTCATAACCATAAATTCCCACCATACAGTTTTGCATAATAGCTTGAGCGACATCACCTCCAATTTCTTTTTCTGGTCTATTAAAAAAGGAACCAAGAACAAAGGCGGTGTTATTAGCTTTTAAATTATATATATCCGAAACTAGTTCTGTTATGTCTTGAAAAGAAGTGGAACCTATTTGGTCGGTTACTGAACATTCCTCTGCGTATCTAGGGTCTAAACATATGTCTTGTATACATTGATTTCTAGAACCCATATCTGTTATTGTTGTAGGGAAGAGTATGTGGTCATTTTGGTCACCATCAGCATGGTCGGGTGACCCTCCAAATAACCCCCACCACGGTAAAGCCACACCTGATGGGTCACCATCAAAAGTACCTAATCCTGTTGTTGGGTCTGGTGTAAATGGCGTAGACCTATAATAAAATACGTGGTCATTAGGATGAACATAAGCTACCCTTTTACAATAATCTGAACCATTATAGTTTTGATTAACTGTGTCAAATCTTAGTTTAGCTTTAAATTGGAACATGTATAGGAATCCTGTTACCCAAGCATTTTCCCAAAAATAATTCATCACACCCGCACATAGTGAATCTGCGATATTTTGTCTTCTTACCCATTCTTGTAATAACCTCATATTAAAGTTTTCACTCAAACAGGCAACATTAAAACAAACAGTTTTGACATAGCATCCACCAAAAGCTGCAAAATCATTTGTACTTCCAGCTGTACTTGCCGAATCAAAACCATAATTATCTGGACAACATACTAAAGTATCGTCACCTCCAGGACAACAATCATCATTACCCCAAGTACCCATTTGAGCTCCAAAAGAATAGATAGGTCCCGCGGAGGGGCATGGTCCACTTCCTCCAGGAGGATTTCCTGGATTTGCTCCATTACAAGATGAAACTAAGAACTGTAATTCTCCCATCGTTCCTCTACATTTACATTTTTCACATTCAGGGTATTTCGTTTGTCTTAGGGTAAATAAAACAAACCCCATAGGTATACCAAAATATAAACAATTGTCATTTGGTCCTTGACATCCAAAACAACTAGAACCAAAACAAAAATCACCACAACCTAATGAACATATAAAATCTTGTAACCAAGAAGGACATGAAACAATGGTGATACCTAAAATTGTTGGGAATGAATTAAGTAAGTTACATAAAGCTTGTAAAAATGCACATATTACACCTATTATAGCAAATACAATTCCTAATACAATTCCAAATATAAATGCAAGAAGGGAAACAAATGTTATAAGCATTGCATATATCATCCCTAAGAATTCATTTATAAATTGAGCTAAGATTAACATGAATGTTACTTTTCTTACCGCACTATTAATTGGGAAGTGTACTGCTGTTGTTGAACATTGTTGGTCTTCTTCTGGTAGTATTTCTTTTATCCCTATAAATTGCCTTCTTCCATTATGTTTAATGTGGTCATGAAATTGTGCTGGAGAATATACCCTATTAAAAGTCATATCGTAAAAATAATCCTTAGCTGCGGGTATTAAATAAGTTTGTGCGTGAGGATGATAATCTGAATAATTTATACTAAAAGTATAACTTCTCCTATCTATCCAATTATTTGGTGCACCATGGTCATATTCTCTAATATTCGGTACAAGATAATTTGCTTTTCTTCTAAGTCTTGCTGTTCCTGCTGATTGTTCTGGTCTAACCCTAAATCTACACCTTGCCCGTGTAGGTACACCAACATCAGGATTACCTGACTTAACCAATTCTCCAAATTCATTAGTAGTCATGTGGTCTAGATTCATGGGTACATGTACCAAAAATGAACCTGAACTATCAATAACTCTACCATTATTTTCAAAATAATACCTCTCTAATATAGGTACCGTACCTCCCAATGGGATTGTACCAAACCCATAAGCATTTTCATCGTACTTAAAAAATGGAGTATATCTTATACAATCAATTAATCCTGGTTCAGTTACTAAACTACACAAATCTCCTTGGTGTTTTTTAGGTCTACAACTTTTATTGACTGAGTCTTTGTCCGTGTCAGTTGCGGTACTACCCATTAATATAGCTGTTGGTTGTATTTTAAATCCGTTGTCCGATAAATCAAAATCTACCCTAGTAATTGCTGCTCTACAAAATTCTTCGTCACCCCAAAATGGTCTAATATCTACTGATTTTGTTTGACTCATAACTTGGGGTAGTGAGTCTATAGATGTGTTTCTTTTAAATCTAGCCCCATCAAAATCAGTATCAGCAAATCCTTGTTCTTTAAAATCTTGTGGTAATAAAGAAAAACAACCAATATCACTTACATCAACATCCATTAATATATCGTGTGTACCTACAGGTGCACCATATATCATAAAATCACCCGACTCATTGGTCTTAACTGTGTATTTATAATATTTTTTATATACGTATTGTACCTCTTGTCTTGTTAATACATCACCTAGTAATGGAAAAGTTCCAACGGGAACATGACATTCAAAGTTTTTTTCTCTACTTAATAGGTTATATCTTACACCATCTTCATCCTTGTCGGTTATGTGTTGGAATGGGTATAATTCAGTAACCATGGGATTATCTTCGTCTTTTTCATCCAATGGGACAAAAACAGATACTTTTGCATTAGGTACCCCATACCCACCATTTACAATTACTCTACCACAAAGCACACCAAAATCTGCACACATTCTTGTATACACATCTTGTTGACTTAATGATAAACTTAAGATTTCTAATAAATCAAAATCTTGTTTTATTTCAAAAGTTACATTTTGGTCTTTTCCTACTTCTGTTCTTACTCTAAATGATTTAGACATATGGGCTTTAACAAATAAATATTTATGTTATTAAAACTAAAGATAGTTTAGAGCTATTTTATGTAAAGTAAGTGAATTTGTGAGTTTTTTATTTTTTGACTCTAATCGCTATGTCTTTTTCTGGAAATTTAATTTGTAGTATTTCATCAGGTTTTGCATATATTGTGTCATCTATAAGTCCTATTTCTCTAGTACTTAAATCAATGTAAGGTTGAGAAGTTATAGCTTGGGAGTACTGACCACCCACTTTATTGAATATTTTTAAATCTATTATATTTAAAACCCCTGGAACTCTAATAATTTGCCCTCTTAGTTGGCCCATGTTTAAATCTTGTCCCATTTCTATTTTGGACACATCAAAATAATCACTAATAGTGGTAATTACAGTTGTTACAATATCTCCTTGATTTGATGAGGATTCTAGTAGTAGGTCAACATGAAATGCTAAATCCACTACTTTTGCAGAACCAACCACTATATAATCATTTAACATCCTATAGTTGGATAGGTAGTTAGATATATTTTGTTTTAGTGTATGTGATATTTCCGAAGTAAGTTTACCTTGTGGGGTATAAGATAATACATTTATATTTACTTTATTTTCTATCTCATTTACACCAACTTTTGCGGCAGCACCAAATGTTGCTGGCATTGTTCTTAATCTAGATATGTAGTCTGTGATAGTAACTGCTCTATTTTGTGAAGCAAAATTAAATGAAATATAATTTCTTATTTCTTCTTTTGTCATTTGATTGGCTCCACCAATTGCTGCGGTTACATTTGTTACAGCTAAACTATTAATCACAGCTTGATTGATTTGTGGACTTGGTCCTACCACATTAAAATTAACCGTACCTATAGTATTTATACTTCCTGCTCCTACATTTGAGGCTTGTCCACCACCAACTCTATATTGTACAAATAAAGTAGTATTACCCCTAACCATATTACCTAGAGATACATTATCCATAAATTTTGCCATATTTAACTTAACCCCTTTGGATGCGAACTCATCTAAAGTATCTTGTGATGTTTGGTTACCAGAACCAAATGTCAAAAAGAAAAATCCTTCTGGAGTAAATTCTGATATAAAGCGGTCTTCGGTGTACATATATTTACCTACTTTAATTCCAGCTTCATCTGGTGGTGATGATGGGTCTTCTACAAACACTTCACTTTCTGCTAACGCATCTACTTCGTACCATCTATTATTATTTACCGACAAGAATTCGTCGTTGGTTGGTAGGGTCTGGTATCCAACACCATCTTTTTGTATGACAGATGTTACACCTATTACATTTTTTTCTGGTAAAAATAACTTAAAAAAAGGTTTGTTATCTGCGTCTGTTATTTCTTTTTTAAATATTCTAGTAACACCATTTACCACTACCTCTCTTTTAGTTATAGTGTAATTTGTTAATATACCATTAGCGTCAAAATTTGGTATCTTGGTTCTGTTTGGTACTCCGTCAACACTATATGGTGAGGAAAAATTACATTCGTCAACTAATTCAAATATTTGCCCACCACCTCGGAATTGTGAACCTGTACGTAAAACACCCAAATATCTAAAGTCTTCTTTATCACCAAATACTGGTACTGTTATAGAAATATCACAAACTGTTACTGAAGGTCTGTTTCCTGGAATTTTTAAACCATAAGTTCTTGCGAGATTATATAAAGAACTTCTTTCTTGTGCGAATTGTAATACTGTTTCTTGGAACGTCCTGTCTATTTGGAAATTTAGGTTGTCACTAACTGCAGCGTTTAAATCTAAAAATACAGAGTATATTGACGCATCATTTGCATTTTGTATTAAATCAGGATAATAGGTATTTGTAATTCTTAGTAATTCATTTCTTATCCCTAAAAAATCTCTTTCTGTGTATGCTATTTTCTTTTGTGCCATATTATAAATTAATTATTACAAAATCTTTAGTGGAGAACACACTATCACCATTATTATAATCTATTCTAACTCTTAGTGTATATTCTCTTTCTGAGTCACCTACAAAACCAAAACTATTATCTACTAAGCTAGGGTCGTTGGGTTCACTTTGTGTTTTTTCTTCTTCTCTAATGTCCTCTTGTGATTTTACACTAATATCATTAATTATTAATCCAGGCATAAACTTTTTTACCGCACCTCTTATTTCTTTATCTATATTAGTTTTTGTTGCCCCGTCTAATGGTTCATAAATATATTTTAAAAGATTAGTCCCAAAATCTGGTAAAAAATAACGTGAACCTTTTAATGTTAAAATAAGATGTATTAAATTAGAACGCACTTCACTTTCAGTGCTTTTATTTAACCCTAAAAAAAATCCTTGTGAACTATCCACAAAAGGAAACGTTATTCCATATCTTTGATTTGGCATTCTTTTTTTATAATAAATACTTCAAAGATTATTTTAATTGGGTATTTGTTTTCTGATGAGGTGGCCAATATGGGCAATGTTTACACCCATTACCACAACAACTACCTCTTCTTTTGTGGTATTCTTCTGTCATTACCATTTTTCCATTTTCCCAATAAAAATCTTTACCTTGTAGTTTAGGTTTTAAAAATTCTCTGTAATGTAGTTCTGCTATCCAATCGTCTTTTCTATTCATATTTTATATCTATTACATTTTCTTTATG